ACCGGTTTCACCGGGCTTCGAGACCGGGGGGTACGACCCGATGAAGCAGGCTGGGGATTTGCACGAGATATCTTCCACGATAGTCGGCTTGGAATCGAAATCAGAAAAGTCAATGGGACTCAGCATTTTAATATTTACATATATTTTTTTGTTCGACTATAGTAACAATGCTTCACCTCGATTCTCTGAAGCAGTGCGAGACGCCACTCAACAAGCTGTTTTTCTCTGCGGTCAACAAGGATCTCATCCAGCGCGGGATCCGCCAAACCTTTAAGAACCGAACGGGTATCGCCATAGACTACCAAAACCCCGACGACCTGTACAGCATCATGCGCGCCGTGTTCATCAGTAACTCCGGCGACCACTACCAAAACGTGAACAATCAGGTGAGGGACCTCAACGTCCGCGTCATCGACAGTTCCCTCACCCAGGTCCAAACCGGCGTGTCCCAGTACATGGCCTACGCCAGGGAGATCGACACGATCGCCGAACCCATTGACCGACCGGTCAACACCAGCACCGCTGGAAAGAAACTCCCTCGCAATCAGATTGGTATGTAATTAAAGAGTAGGTCCGTAAGATGAATAAGCAAACATGAGTCTGAACTACTATAAGTGTGAGACGAAGAGAATCTGTGAGAAGAAGGGGTGGGACCGCGCCGCCGTGGATACCGTATGGCTTCTATTGACGGAGGAGGTCGGCGAACTCGCGTCGGCGATCCGTCAGTACAAGAGGACGTTCAAGAAAACAAACCTGAAGAAGGATCGAGGAACGGACGTCATGGTAGAGATGGGAGACGTCTTCAGTTACCTATTCCAGCTGGCCCACATGCTAAATGTCGATTTAGACAAGATGTGGCTCGAACACCAATCCAAAATGAACCAAAAATTTTATCTGAGTTAATAACAAGATGATGAACGAACAAGATTCCATCGATAAGATCAACCCGTTCGTCGTGCACGAATTCAGCCTCCCAGGCGGTATCCGACAGACGGACAGGACTGAAATATCACAGTACTACTCGAAGGACGGCATCACCAGGGATAGGCCCAGCGACACTGAGCAGAGACTTCTCGATAAGGTCGGCGTCGATGAGATTTACAAGACCAGTAAAAGCCCGTTCTGCGCCACGAACCTCTGCGCGGAGCAGGCGGAACAGGACGTCATGAACAAGGTGATCCACCCGAAGCGCAACATCGACTACGGCGTCTCGTGCCGAAAGCCAAAGGTCGTCACCGTGGGTGTTTCGAAGAAGATCCCCGACTCGACGAAAATCGCGCTCGTCGTGCTCATTCTTCTCGCGCTAGTCTTTGCATTACGTCGTTAAAATACGACAGGCGCTTTTTCGAAATGCAGGTATAGATCGCAGACGGAATATACTTTTTACACGACTCGCTGATGAACTCCACTTGCCAAGCACTTTCCATATCTATGCGAGGTGGTTGAAACGTGGGATCTAGAATTCGGACGGCGTGCATCAGTCTGACCCATAACCTGGGTTCGTGCTCTCCGTGCAAAATATCCTCGAGGCCCAACTCGGCCATGCGCTGCAGAACCTCAACAGTCTTGACGACCATCGCATCTAAAAACCTGTAGTAGTTCGCCGTACAGGAGATTCGGGTCCAACCGAGGGGTTCGGTGTTGATATAATCAGTGTAGGTGCGGTTCTGTTTTTTGTACGTGATTTCAACATAATCCAGGCCCGAATCGATGTCGTGGACGTGCGTGGCATCGCGAATGAACGACGGCATATGGTAGGTAAACAATTCTTTTCTCTAAGTATACTATATGGCCGCAGCTGCGGTGCTCGCGGTGGGCCTTTCCTCGGTGATATGTTGCGCGTCGCCGGTGTACTTGTACCTCAAGCCCGACAAAAAGATGATCACCGGTGGAGAAGGAACTGACGGGGAGAAAGAACTCCAGATGTTAAGGAACCAAGTTTCGGCGTACGACAAGGAGGACGAGGCACAGCAGGCGATCTTTGACCAGGGCGCCGAGAACGAAGCTGAGGACATGTCAGATTTACTTTCACTTCGCCGACGAAAAAATTATTACGAGGATCGTAGGTCAACGCCGTGCACGGCGAACATCCACGATCTCGCGATGAAAGTCGATTGCGGGCGGAACAGTGTCAAACAGTTTAAATTGACAAGCTGCAACGGCGGGCTCTACAAGTACGACTACACGTGCTTAGGCGGTATCGACGCCAAGGTTTTCGACGATACTCAAAAGACGCAAATAGTGAATAAGGCGTCCCTCGGAGATAAAATCATGGATGCCAAAATCGATATGCGCACCATGTACAGGCACAACGTTCGGTGCGATCTCGGCGGTATCGGGAAAGGGAGGGGACGAGACGGTAGTACGGAAATGGATACCTTCGGTGAAACGCCCATCAGTCAGTTCAGGTATGACTATATAGTGAACCCTAGTAATCATTACGAAAATACCACCCAGTACCTGTATAAATGCCTCGCCGCGCCCACGAGCGGGCAGTGTCAGAACTACGAGACGACGAGCGGGGCGCTCAAACCGGAGGACCTCGTCACGGATGGCGCCATGGGACTCCAGGGGATGGACGTCAAGTGTCCCGGCGACAACCAGGTGCTCACCAGATTCCAGCTCAAGGCGGGTGCGACAGCCGAGGATGGCACCGTCATCCCGCCGTTTCCCGCTCCCGGCGGTAAATCAGTGTACCGCTACGATTACACGTGTTGCAAAATGGAAACCTAAGTGAATGTTATTCTTTAAATATTTCCCACACAAAATGTACTCATCGATCGCGAACAATTCCTTTTCGTATTTGTTGACGCTCGATGACATACGCGGGAATTTGCCAGAAAAATTGAGGCCGTCGTGGGTGAAAATCACCACGATCACGATGGTCTCCAAAATCGGTCACAGCGTCGATATAAAAAAATTAAGGACCGTCTTCGAAATGATCGGCTCGTACAAAATGAAGCGGGCGAGTTCGAAAACCGAGGGGTTTGAATGGAAGTTGAAACCGACCACTTTCTACAACCAGGTCACCCTCACCTACAACGATACGTACAGCACGAAATCTGTGAAGGTGTTTCCCAACGGTTCAGTCCAAGTCGCGGGGTGCTGTGATCTCTTCGACTGTAAGAGAGTCATCGTTCAACTGGCGCACATACTCAAAGTTTTTTTGGGAATTCAGCAAGAAATACCGACTGACGCGTACAGGGTCGTCATGATAAATTCAAATTTCTCTCTCAACTACACCGTCAATCTTCATAAGGTGGCCGATTGGTTTGAAAATTTCAGTGACATTTTCAAAGTGAGCTTCGAGCCGGATCGGTATTCAGCTGTTAAAATCAAGTTCAAACCTTCGGAGGATATGAAGGAAATCACCACCTCGATTTTCTCAACCGGGAAGATCATCATCACGGGTGCCGAAACCCTGAAGGAGATCGCTTTCGCGTACAACATCATCAACGACCACATCAACGAGAACGACGAGATTCGCGTGACACCAACGGAACAGAAGGACGTGTTCGATATCTTTCTCGGGTACAGGTGCGGACCGATGGTGGAACACCTCAGGACCAAAGGATTTCAATCGTGGTTACGAACGCCGACCAACCGCCAAATTAAATTCTAGGGTAATAATAAAATGTCTCAGCGACTCGGTATGGCCGACGGCCGATGCTTCACCGTCCAGTCCTCCATCCAGCTTCTGAACAACCATATCATGAAGAACAACGGGATCTCCCTCGAGGACAACTATTCCTTCCGCCAGCTTCTCCAGAAGCAGGGCCCCGAGATCATGACCGCCGTGCAGGCGGAGCAGGGTACCGGCAAGTGCAACACCTGCGATAAGCCTCTCCTCAAGACCCCAAACGCGTACTAGACCAAAAAAAGATTTAGATTTGTAAAATAGGATGCCGACATGTTCAATTTGTTTGAACGAGGTCCGACCGACGCGGGCGAACCCCCCGCTCCGGTGCGGACACGTCTTTCACACATCTTGCCTCGAGGCATGGAAAAAACAAGGTAAGAACACCTGCCCGATGTGCCGAAAAGTATTCGACGGTTCCAAGTTTAAAGTGACAGTATCTATAACGAACAATATCACGGCGGCGGCGAACGCCGTGGTATTGAATGAGCAGAGTGTGCTAAACGTATTGGATATTTTTGATGTAAACTTCGACGTTGAGGAACTTCTAGATTTAGAGTCGCTTCTGGCCGACCTTGGCATGGGTCTTACCGACCTTGATGCCTCTCTTCTTGACACAGAATGAACTACAGTACCTCTCGTAGTTTAACCCAGGATAATCCCTCGAAGCTTTACGAGGATCTTTGATGATTTTTCCCTTCGCGTCCGTCAGGAGAGGACCGGTGGCCCAACCACGCTTGTGGCTCCACAAATTGCTCTTGAAGACGAGACGCTTACCCACCTTAAATTGACCGGCACGTTTGATCCGGGTCTCGGGAACCTTGAAAAACTTAGAGACCGATTTGACCGTATCTCCCTTTTTCACCTTGTACTCCACGACGCCGTGTTGCTTGTAAAAATGAAAATCACCCTGACGAATGTAATTCATCGGTCGTCCAGGCGAAACGAACATCATCATTTTGAAGTACCCGCGCTTACACTTTGTGGCGGCGTCCGTCTTGTAGACTTTTTTGGGGTTATCGGAAATAACGCGCCGAGGAAGATCAGTACAATGCGTGTACGTATGGTTCAAACCAGACAGGCCGGATCGGTCCCCTGGAATCGCCTTCTGCCAACGGTACGATTCATAATCACCGATGGCATACGCATAGCAATTATTGTTCCCGATCCCGCGTTTCGAACCCCATCTTTTGGTCGTGTACCGAGATTCGGAACCGCTCAGGGGGAGCGTTTTCACCTTCATCTTACTTTAACCCAGGAAATAAAATCTCAATTTATAGTAAAATGCTCCAGGAAATCTTCACCAAGTCCCGTAACCGGTCCGAAGTCGTCAAGGAGATCCTCGTTCTCCTTCTGAACATCCTCATCTCTACCTTTATCCTCCGTCTCGTATGGAACCGTTCCCTCTCCAAGCACATCACCGTGCTCAAGCCGATTTCCAGCATGCTGGACGCGTTCATTCTGTCCATCTCCATGCAGGTCATTCGCGGTATCTAAAATTCTTTGTACCCGACAGTTTTTTCACCGGTCGGGGAGACGATCGTAGGGAACGCATCCATACCCTTACATGATTGCTTGTTGCAATCGACGAATTTGAATGACGTTCCATTCTTTTCGAAATACTCTATCTGTTTACGACACCACGGGCAACCTTTGGTACCGTAAACAGTATAGTTAGACGACGATGACTTATTCATCATGGTGACGAGTACGATAATCGCGATGACGATGACGGCGAGTACACGGAGTTTCATTATTATTAGTACATCATATTATTTCTACGGCCTCCCCCCCTGGACATCATGAACATCACGATGGAAATCACACAACACGCGCTTATCGCGTAATACATGAACATCCCCGAACTTTTGGTTTCCGCAGTCGCGGTCGCGGTCTCCGCCGCTGACTCAGCCTCAACTTCCACTGACTCAGCATCAGCTTCGGCCTCTTCCTCTTCCTCTTCAGGTTCGACCATACCAAAACAATCCTTGATCCCGACGAATTTTTCCTTCTCTTCGTCAGTACACGCCGACGGGTCCGCACACAGGGCACACGTCTCACCTTTCCGGCATTTGCAACATTGTTTAAGCGCGTTTTGGGGGAACGATACGTTCTCGGCAGGTGCCATGAACCCAGATTTGCAGACATCCTCGCTGACTGGTTCACACCCGCTGGGAACGATTTCGACACCTCGAGAGGCACCTGTTTCGTCCGTGACCTTAACAGTTGACACGGAGCAATCCATTATACACTAAACAAAGAATTTTATTGGACGTATCTTCATTATTCATTACATCATCAGAATCTAATTTTGTACGCGGTCATGTGCGGTGAATTTAAATTTAGTGATCTTCGTCCACGTCGACCTCGAGTTCATCGTCGTCGTCTTCCTCTTCGGTGGCAGCGGCGGCGCCGGGGAAGGTAACTCCCTGGAACGCGAAGGAAGGAAGCTTGGTGGACTCCTCGAATAGAGCCTGTTGAAGTCGGATGGTGACGCCGAACTTGTTATCGATGAACCAGATCTGGTTCAGGTCGACGATGGCCATGGCCTTTTGACCTTTTTCGATCGAGTCGAGGGTGACCTGTTCCTTGTTCATGCTGTAACATTCCGGCACGAAGGTGCCGTCGGGCTTGGTCTGGATCTTGAGCTTGATCGTCGCGGGGTACTGTTCCTTGCCCGGACGAACCATAGGCTTGTAGAGTGCCTCCTTGAGTACGGCGACGTTGAACTCCTTGCCCATCCATTCTTTAGAATTGGCGGCGACGGTGTTCACGATGATATCGTCCAGCTCGGTGAGCTTGTTGTGCAGATCCATCGCCTCGGCGTTTTCAGCATCGAACGAAAGGTCGAGTGAGTAGGAAGTTCGTCCGCTCGATTCGTCGGTGAACGCCGAAAGGCCGTACGGAGACCGCATGAAAGGGAGTTGAAGATACACCTTTTTGTTATCGCCTGCGTTGAGGTAGACTGCCTTACCACCGTTCTTGTTCTTACGAAGCTTCGAGAACTGAACGGCGGTGGGGACGAAATCGGTGGATTGTTGGATAGAGAGCGACATTTTAGTTGGTTATATCTATACAAGGTGCCTTGTCTTTAACCCTGTCCATCGTACCCACCGCTACTCACCCCTCTGTACCCCCCCTTCCCGTCCTTATATTTACACCAAGCGGAATACTCCACTTGGTTACCTGCACACCAGTAACTGGGACTGCAACACTGTTTGCCCGGGCACCTCTGATTATTATTGCCCCTATAACCACACCTTCCGTTCGTCGAGTGGTTCGGGGCAGGAGCGGGAGCAGGAGCCGGAGCAGGAGCGGGAGCAGGAGCCGGAGCAGGGGCAGGAGCCGGAGCAGGAGCAGGAGCCGGAGGTTTCAGAAGTTCTTCTATCGTCTTGCAATCGGTGTTACCAGCTTCACACTTGTGAAAATATTTACGGTTCGACGCTGTTCTTTCGTTGGACTTATGTATGGATCTCTTAGCCCAGCACAAGTTGTGACGCGTGTCAAAAACAACTGCTTTACAGTCAGACTGATCCGCACATTTGTCGGTGCATATTTTTGTCCTTTCCTCTTTTGTACCCTCGAGTTTCGGGTTTGAATTCTTGTGAAGATGAAACCCTCCACCACTAAGATCCACACCCTCAACTAAACCCCACAAAACGCTTGGAGCCGGAGCCGGAGCCGGAGCAGGGGCAGGAGCCGGAGCAGGAGCAGGAGCTGGAGCCGGAGCAGGGGCAGGAGCGGCACGCTGAGACACCTTGGCGTCACCGGGCATGGGATCATCGGTGGGTTCCGGCTCCATCGGTGTGATCACTGAATCGCTCATACGCGGCTGCGGCTTTGACGCCGCAGCTTCGGCATCGAGTTCCATCTGCTTGACCTCCTGTCGCTGTGCTGCGTTTTGCCTGGAAATGAAGAAAACCATCACCAGGATCAACAGGAAAACGATTCCACCGAGGATCATCATACTTAGTTTTTACCGGGATTTTTTTCACAACCTATTATAAAAACATGGGTATTTTCAAAGACTGTGGATGCGGCTGCAACGGCCGCAAGCAGGAGGAAAAACTTATCACCAGTATCATCTCGGGTCTCACGTTTTTCGTGATCGCCAACCCCGAAACCTTTCGTCTCATGCGTTCGGTCTTCGGCTCGCGCATCGCGACGCCGACGGGGTGCCCCTCGACCGTGGGTCTTCTCCTTCACACCGTCGTGTTCATCCTCGTGGTTTGGGGTATGATGAACATCAGACCAGAACCGCCCAAGAAGAAGAAGGGTGATTGCGGGTGCGGGGGTGGCAAGAAGGGGGAAAAGAAGCTGCTGACGCAACCGGATATGGTGGATGCACCGAATCCGGAACCGGGTTTCGCAGAGGAACAGATTGAATTACAGGATAGCGGCGTGATCCTGGGATCTTTGGATATCTCCCCGCAAGGAACCTTATTCGGTTAACGATTCCTCTTGGTCTTCCGCGCCCGCGCAGCGAGACGCATCATGTTGGCGATCTCAACACGTGAGATTGGGCGAGCGTAACTCCGCACGCGAGTGGGTTTCGTCCTGACCTTCGGCAGTTTGGATGTCATCCTCTTATTGAAAGACCGGATCGCGTTCTTGGCATTTTTCGTTTTTTTCGGTGTGGGCATTTATTATATACAGGTATAATAAATGTCGTTCTTCAATGTCGTCGGCTTCTTGACCGTAGGATCGAGTATCGCATGTTGCGTGTCCTCCATGCGCTCGTCGTCCAGTACAACCACCACAGTCACCACCGGTCCAGCTCCTGGTCCTGCCGCAGAGGAGGAACCCGAGGTGGTCGTGGAGGCCGAACCGATCGAAATCGAGGAAACTAGCGAGAATTACATGATCGCCCCTTTCGGTACTTTTGACACAATTTTCAAATAGTCATTAAAATTCTTCGTCGAATCCTATATCCTCGGCGTCGTCGTCGAGTTTACCGTAGTCTCCCACCCTCTTTTCGAAAAAGTTGGTCTTGCCGTCCAAAGAGATATTCTCCATGAAGTCGAAAGGGTTCTTAGATCCCCAAATCACTGGTACACCAATCTGTTTCAAAAGCCTGTCAGAGACATACTCGATGTACTCGCTCATTTTCTCGGAGTTCATGCCGATCAGATTACACGGGAGGGCATCGGTGATGAACGCCTTCTCGATCGCGACCGCCTCCTTAACGATGGATTGGAGGGTTTCCATTGACGGTTTGTTTCTCAGGAGTTTGAACAGTTCCACAGCGAACTCCTGGTGAAGCCCCTCGTCGCGAGAGATCAACTCGTTACTGAAACACAGACCGGGCATGAGTCCCCGTTTCTTGAGCCAAAAAATCGCACAGAAAGAACCCGAAAAGAAGATACCCTCGACGCAGGCGAACGCGAAGAGGCGTTCGGCGAAGGGACGAGACTTTTCGAACCATTTCAGGGCCCAGTCCGCCTTCTGCTTGATACAGGGGACGGTGCTGACAGCTTTGAAGAGATGTTTCTTCTCGGCGGCGTCCTTGATGTACTTGTCGATCAGTTTGCTATAGGTTTCGCCGTGAATCATCTCGTTGTGTGACTGGTACGCATAGAAAGAGCGCGCCTCTGAAATTTGAACCTCGTCGGCGAAATTGTTGTTGATGTTCTCGAAGACTATACCGTCACTGCCAGCGAAGAACGCCAGGATGTACTTGATGAATTTCCGTTCGTTGTCGTTTAGGGTTCCCCAATCGTCGAGGTCTTTACTCAGGTCGACCTCTTCGGCGGTCCAGTTGGACATTTGCGCCTTCTTGTACAGTTCCCATAGCTCAGGGTACTGCAGGGGGAACACCGTGAAACGGTCCAACGTTTCTTCCAGGATGGGTTCGTATTCATCTGTCATGAAATCCTGAAAGTCAAAGTACGTCCCGATATGATTTCCGTTAATACATATTTGAGGGTAGGCCGTGACTGTTTTCCCGCATAGGGAATTCAACTCTTCCTTGTCGACCATGATCTTCTCGAACTCGAGATTCTCCGACTCGCATAGTCTCGCCGCGTGGTCGCAATAGTCGCACCCTTCCTTCGAATAAATAATAACTTTCATCTGCTGTGATATTATCCTCGATAATTTTTTGCCTGATTTTTTTAAGCATGCTCATGCCAAAAGAGATTAACCGAAACGACATAGTCAAAATACTAGTCAGCGAAGACGGGATCGAGGAGGAAACGTACGGCCTGGTGGCGGCGAACACCGGCCGAACCCTCGGGATGCATTACCTATACCCGACCGAAATGCACTACAAGTCCGCTTGTGTGTACAGACTCGACGACGACGAGATGTGCCCCGCCCCGTACGAGAGTGTGATGGAACATTTCCCGACCGGGACCACGTTCGAGGACCTAGACCTTAAATCCCTCGGGAGTAACATGTTCGCCTATTTCTCTGAGATAAATCCCATGGACGACGACAGCGACATCTACGACGAAGGCGATTCGGGTTCAGACACGTCACTGAGCGGGTTCATCGTTTCGGACGCCGAGGTCGAGGGATTGCCCATAGATCACAAAGAGGTGGACGCGGCGTGGAACGAGTGGGAACCGTCAACCTCAGGTGGCCGAAGTTTCAAGGAGACGGTGGACCTCATCGAAAATCGCGAGCGCGCCAGAAACCTAAGTGAATAATATACTTACATCAAAACAAAGATGCTGGCTACAATTTGGTCCCAGGTGGACACCTTACTGAACAAAAACAAAGACACAAAGCCAGTGAGTATACATTTTTGCCGGGAATGTTCGGGTGTGAAGGTCATCAGCCCGGAGGGTCTGCCAGTCTGTTCAGAGTGTGGTCTCGTCGAGGACAACTTCATAGACGACACCGCGGAATGGACTAGTGGGATGACCTCCGACGGTAGGGTCAACGACCCGGCGAGGTGCGGGATCCCCACCACAAACGCCGAACTCTTCTCCGATAACTGGGGTAAGGGGACAGTCATCAAGGGGAAAGCCACCTACGAGCACAAGCGCATGGCGAAGATAAACTTTCACATGTCCATGAACCACAAGGATCGGTCCCTGTACCACGCGTACAGGGAAATGGACGAGGCGTGCCACATCCTGCCTGAGTGCGTTCGCAAGGATGCTAAACACATGTACAAAAAATTCAACGAGGAGAAGCTCACGCGCGGTGCGGTTCGGCTCGGGATCAAAGCCAACTGCGTTCTGTACGCGTGCAGGCTGGCGAAACATCCCAGGACGACGAAGGAGATCGCCGACATGTTCGGCATACAGTCGAGGGATATTTCGAGAACGACCCAAATTTTCAAGGATAACATCGAAGGCGCGACGAAGAAGAACTACGTGACAAAGGCATACGACGTCATGCAGCGCATTCTGAACGCTTTCGAGGTGACGCGCGAGGAACGCCTCGAGTGTATGAAGTTGTGCGACAGGACGAACGACTGCGTGGACCTGATGAGCAAGACCCCTAACAGTGTGGCGTCAGCCATCATCTACATTGTCATCGGCCACCGCGTGCCGAAGAACGAGATGTGTGAGAAGTGCTCCGTCTCAGTTCCTACTCTCAACAAGATTGAAAATCTAATTAGAAAACATTTAAATATTTTGTAATATTATATGCCGACGGTAAATCAGATCCGCTCCGCGAAAAAAAAAATGAAACCAGTGAAGAGCGCCGCGACCAAGATTCAGAGAGCCTGGCGCACGAAAAAGGTACGTAACGCAGGCGCCGCGACCAAGATTCAGAGCGCATGGCGCACGAAAAAGGTACGTAACACAGGCAATAACCTTCAAAGACTTTTGAACAAGAACAAGGCATGCGCTCCAAAGAATCATTTACATAAAATCAAAAAACTTTCAGAGGGGATGTACGGAAAAGTGTTTAAGGCTTCCCTTAACAGGAACGGTAGGAGGTTCATCGCGTACAAGAACATCGCCGTCAAGAACGGTGACTACACGGGCATGGCCAAATACGAGTACGAAGTTGCGAAGAAACTGAAAAGTTACGGAGTGAAAGTCCCGAACGTGTACCTCGCTAAAAAGTGTGACGGAAGGGACATGCTTTACATGGAGTACATCTCGGGTCAGACTTTCTCCGATTGGATACGAGACATGCCGGTTTTAGAGAAGGTCAAGAGCGTGATACTCCAAGTCATGTTGTACCTGTATAAAATGCACAAGGTGGCACCCGGATTCAGGCACCACGATTTACACGGTGGAAACATATTCATCAGGAAAGTTCCCGTCAGGGACATTCGCGTCAACATCGACGGTGAAGTGTACAAGAGATCCAACGAGGGTTTGGAGCCGGTGATCATAGATTTCGGCATGACAAAAATGCCTGGAATTTCTAACCCGTGGATCAATAACGGTACGTATGTAGAGGACGGCATCAACGGAAAGAGAAGTCACCCCTTGTTCGATCTGTATTATTTCTTGGTGGGCGTCGTGTTCGACACGACCACCGGATACATAAAGGTTCAGGAATTCATCAAGGATCTCATTCCGGACCGGGAATATCGCAAGCAGAACAGTAATTACGCGGTGAATTACCGACTTAAGATCGGGATGAATCACACCAGGCATCTCCCGAGCTTCAAAAAAGTCCTGCGACACTCTTTCCTCTCAACACAAAAGCCTGCAGCGTTTCGCCCGAGGATTAGGACGGTGAAACCGACGACACCCAGAAATTCATGGCAATCACCCGCACCGCCGCGGTCGGGGTCGAAGACCAAGACGAGGCCTCCAACCAATGTGATGAGGCAACTGCGATTTAAATAAGCTTAAAACATAGAGACGTGCCATGTACATGACGAAAGTGTTCCTCTCCACCCCGTGCTACGGCGGGTTATGTCTGGAGAAGTACGCGTCCGCCGTGATAAAATTACAGATGCTGATGATGAGAGAGAAAATTCAACTCATGATCGACACGACAGAAAACGAATCGCTCGTTCACCGAGCGCGTAATGTGAGCGTGGGCCGGTTTATGCAGAAGACGGATTGCGAGTACCTCATGTTTATCGACGCAGATGTCCATTTCGATCCAGCCGCCGTCGTGCGTCTCGTTCGGTCGGGGCATGAGTTGTCGGTGGCGTGTTACCCAAAGAAGGTTGTCATGTGGGACCAAGCCGCTGCCGCCGTACGAAACGGTGACGACCGAGATATGGCGATGCTCTCATCGAGTCTCGTCGTCAACATAGGCGCGACGAAGCGTTCGATAGAAAACGGGTTCGTGGAAATTTTAGACGGTCCCACGGGGTTCATGTGCATTCACCGTTCGGTATTCAAGAAGCTCGAGGAAAAGTTCCCCGAGTTGTGGTGTAAGAACGACCACCAAAACAGGGATTTCGACGAGTATCACGCGTGTTTCGATTGCATGATCGATCCGGAATCCAAGCGGTACCTCTCCGAAGATTACGCCTTCTGCCGACGGTGGCAACAGGCGGGCGGTAAAATTTACGCCGACGTGAACACCACGCTCGGTCACGTGGGGAACCTTCCATTCAGCGCGTGTTTAGACGATAGACTTAAGGTTTAGATTCGACGTTAAGATATGAAGCTCGTGTCCGTACTCGTCACTCGATCAAAAGCGTGCCACGTCAAGACTCTGCACACCGTCCTCAAACTCAACATCCTATGCGTGCAGAACAGTGTGGACCACCAGATCTTGTACGTCAACGACGACCCGTTCGAGAAAGCGGCGATGATCGAGCAGTGCATGAAAGTCTACGACCGAATCCTCTTTATTGATTTCGGGATCGGGGTGGATGAAACTTCCTTGGAGAAGGCGTTGGAGATTAACGAAAACGCCGGTTTGGTCGTCTTCCCCGGCGTGAAGCAAGGTATTAATTGGGACATGTTCAAGGATAAGGTACGTAACGGGTCGATGGAAGCGGCCTCGCAGATGGGACTCGAATTCGATACCGTCCTCGGTAAAAAGACCGCACCGCACTTTTACCACGTCGCCTCCACGGACGCGAAGGTATGGGTGATGATGCCTCGAACGGTGATCAAACAAATCAAGAAAAAGAAATGGCGACTTCGACCCAACATGTTCGAAGATTTCAAGGAACAGGGTGTCAAGGTGTTTGCCTACTCCGGCGCGAGGCTCATCCAAACCTATGCGCATGAGTGCGTCAGTAATATTCTGAACGCCGCGAGTGTGAAAGTGAATTAAAGGTTCCGAGCACTCATAACACATGGAACAGTTCGTTGTGACGTACATTCACAAGGTCTGGGGATCCAAAGAGTATTTTCCCGGCCCCCAACCCGTCTCGATCGAGAGACAACACTTCCCGATCCTGAAAGGTGGGGAATATGTCGTGTGCGAAAAGACAGACGGTGAGCGACACATGTTGGTCGCCATCACGTACGAGGGTAAGAAGAAGACTCTCTTGGTGAACCGATCGTTCAAGGTTACCGAGATTCCGTTAAACCTCAAGAAAGCCGCGTACGAAGGCACGATCCTCGACGGTGAACTCTACGAGAACGTGCTCATGGTATACGACGCGGTTCGGGTGTGCGGCGAGTCGGTGTGGAACCTCGATCTACACAAACGCATGGACGCCGCCAAAGCCATGATGAAGGGTATGATATGCATGAAATCCGATCCATACCGCCTCAAGTGTAAGAAGTTCCACCCGATGCGCGAATTCAAAACCTTCATGAACGAGTACCTCCCGACTGTCACGCAAAGGATGGACGGCCTGGTGTTCACGCCGGTCCACGAACCGATACGCATAGGGACGCACGAGACGATGTTCAAATGGAAACCGCGGGATAAGAACACGGTCGACTTTCTCGCGCGGTGGGAGCCGTCGCGAGAAACGCCGGGATTTCAAAAGGGAGAACCGACTTGGCGTCTGTACGTACAGGAAAAGGGGAAACTGTTTTTCGAATCGGAGATACCGCACGGCCGGTTCGAGGCGAAACCGTGGATGGAGGACGGCGCGATCGTGGAGTGCGAATACGTCACGTGGGAATCGCCCATGTGGTGGCGGCCCCTGAAGCGAAGGACGGACAAGACCTACCCGAACAACAGGCGAACGTTCTACCGAACGATCGTCAACATCAAGGAGAACGTTGAGATGAAGGAGTTTTTAGATTGTAGACCATGAAATAATACGACGCCTGTTCCGGCGGGTCGTATTCCTCCACGTGATCGTCGTTTATGAACAGCCACTTGTTTTTCCTCTTGACGAAGGACACGTAGTGCCCGTCATCCTGTTCGCCCACGTGCACCGCCGTGGAGATGAGATCGTACTGACTGTCCCCGATGACGAGTTTCTTGAGGATCTGGACGTGACTCTTCTTATCGAAGGATATCATGAGCACGCGGGGCAGCTCGGAGAAGACCATGCGCGTCGTCGCCAGGTTATGCCGCTTCCCGTCGTCGTCGACGTAATTCTCTATGACGTTCCAGTCGGTACTCTTTGCCAAAATCTGGCCCATATCCTTAGACCTCGACGACGTCACCAAGTGCACGCTGAAATCCTCTTCACTCGTGGATTTCCCCGTGGGCCAAACCGTCTCCTGCGTCTTCTTACCGTAAAACCACGGTTTGATTTCCGGGACGGACCGTTCCAAAATGTCGACGATGCAGAGCACCGCCTCCTGGACGTCGTGTTGTTCGTCCATGTTCGCGAACCGCGGGAACTTCTCGACGAAAGCCTCGAGTAGTTTGGTCACGCCCACGTGGTCTCGACCCCTTGTCCAGTAGACCTTGATCAGATCCGAGTACGCCCTGGTGAATGTACACTCACCCGCGTACGGTTTGCGGATCATGTAATTGGAGAGCGCCGGAATGTACAGGAGGCACTGGAGCGCCGTGTTGAAGTAGCACGTGTTTCCTTTGTTACGAATGCCCTTCATACGTTCAGCGCACATAAAACACTTAAGGGAAAGGCGCGCTCGTACTATGAATGGACATACAGAAGATCGTTGACACGACCTTTCCTTTATTCGAAGCGCACAAGGACGAAGACGACATCGAGGTCGAGATCCGCCTCGGTCGGCAGAACGGTTCCTTCTTCGACACGAACGTCGGAAAGGATGCGTGGAAAAAGGTCCTCCGGGGTTTGCAGAAATACGACAGGTGGGAAAAGAAGGAATCCAAATCGTACGAGGTGTACTATAACGACGCCGAGAGCGTTCGTATCACCAACGACGAGGATACCGGCGACCAAGATATGATCCAAAAGATCAAGGTGCGCAAAGAAGATTTCGTGAATAGCGAACAACCCCTCGACGTTCGTTTCTGTATCTCGCGGGAGATACCCACCACCGGCGAGTACGAGATGGACCGCAAACGGTCCAAGACCCGACACTCGTTCGTCCGTAAAAATCTGAGCATCGACATGACCATCAGTAGCGGCGATAACGCGGACATGGATTCGGAGGAGGAGGCGTCGTACCAGATCGAACTCGAGATCATCAGGCCCAAGGACGTGGACTCCGACGCGCGGTTTTTTAACCTCCTCCACAAGATTAACGATATTTCCTTTTTGTTGCTTTAGACATTTTTGTTATGCTATTGTAAGTCATGGTGAATAACATTAACCGAGCGAGGATTTGGATCCAACGATTTTATGGCTTAAGCGACAACGAAAGACGTCATTTAATGGCGAATTATAGCATTCCGTTAGACAGACATGGGCTTCATGATCTGCGTTCTGACGAAGCAATCACCCAAAAAGTCTTCCGCCTCATCATGATATCGTTAATAGGGGTAGAGTCCATCGTCGTCGCCGCCGAATTTGCCACCGATTTTGAAAAGTTCAGGACGCGACCCAGTGCGAACTATGACATTTCAGGTCGACCCTTTAGCTCCCTCGATGACGGAACCTATCGAACTGGAGCCCCAGTAACACCGACGAACCCGAACGGTCTTTTGCCTGCGGATCCGAGACTCGCGAAGGTGAAGACCTTCCTCAGGAGATACCTTACCCGGGAACCTACCGATAAGGATATCGATTGGTTCGTGTACACATACTTTGGATCCGACGCGTTCGGTTTGGGTGATATGTTTTACGGTATGCAGGATAGTTATTATAACGCGCGAGGTAGGAAGATACGAAGAAACGTACCATACGACGAACCTATACAACGAAACCAAAGAAGAATCCGTTCTGGTGTAGGGTATAACAGGAGAACCTACCGTTACCACGGTAGATTCAACGATGATCCAGTGAATTCAAACAATCGTCCTCGTCACCGTAACGCCGTCGCGTATACACACAACAAACCCGCTGTCAAGCGTAATCAAAACAGGAATAAGAGCAACAATGCCAAAAAAATTCAGTGGAAGGAAAATGCAGTGAATAACATGCCCGAGGATCATATCGCCGGCCACAACTTTTCGAACGGCCAAAAGGCGGTCAAGTATACGTACGGACGTGTTTCTCAGTACCTGCTCCCACAATCCTTCCGTAACCAGGCGCGCATGGGCATGACGGATGCGTATAACAAACCCGGATCCTTCTCCATGTTTCAAAATCCGTTCACGCGTGCGAACGTGAAACGGGCGAACATCTCGTTCGTGATCCTCAAGAATAAGAACCAGGGCCGCGCCACAAAGCTCAAGACCCAAGCCGCGAAGAAAATTCAAACCGCGCGTCGAAAGCAGGTGAAAAACAGAGTCTCGGCTCGAAGGACACTTCTTGCAAACGCGGCGTCCAAAAGAAAACGGTCGCCCAAGTAGAAATTTTTGTTATGCTATTGTAAGTCATGGCATCCTTAAACAACCGAGCGCGGATTTGGGCGCAACGATTTTCTGGCTTAAGCGACGACCAAAAACGTCATTTAATGGCGAATTATAGCATCCCGGGAGACAAACCTGGGTTTAGAAATCTGCGTTTAGGGTGGGGAAAAGTCTTCCGCCTCGGTCACAAATTGGGAATTCGGGTTGTTCGAGCTCGATTTGCCGCCGATTTTGAAAAGTTCAGGACGCGAACTACACACCCTAACAACCGGCCGGCAGACGCGAACTATGACCTTTCAGGTCGACCCTTTAGCTCCATGGATGACGGAACCTTTTGGACTGGAGCCCCAGTAACACCGACGAACCCGAACGGCCTTTTCCCCGCGGATCCGAGAGTCGCGAAGGTGAAGACCTTCCTCAGGAAATACCTTACCCGGGAACCTACCGATAAAGATGTAGATTGGTTCGTGTACACATACTTTGGATCCGACGCGTATCACTCTGAGTTAGATGATTTGGGTGATATGTTTTACGGTATGCAGGATAGTTATTATAACGCGCGGGGTAGGAGGACACGAAGAAACGCCGGCAACTTTAACTTTAATTTAATCAGCCCACCTATACGGCGAAACCAAAGAAGAATTCGTTCTGGTGTAGGGTATAACAGGAGCACCTACCGTTACCACGGTGGAGACATGACCAACTCCAACTCCAACTCAAACAATCGTCACCGTAACGCCGTCGCGTATACACGCAACAAACCCGCTGTCAAGCGTAATCAAAACAGGAATAAGACCAACACCGCTAAACGCATCCAGTGGAAGGAAAATGCAGTGAATAACATGCCCGAGGATCATATCGCCGGCCACAACTTTTCGAACGGTCAAAAGGCGGTCAAATATACGTACGGACGTGTTTCTCAGTACCTGCTCCCGCAGTCCTTCCGTAACCAGGCACGGATGAGCATGACGGATGCGTATAACAAACCCGGATCCTTCTCCATGTTTCAAAATCCGTTCACCCGTGCGAACGTGAAACGGGCGAACATCTCGTTCGTGATCCTCAAGAATAAGAACCAGGGTCGCGCCACAAAGCTCAAGACCCAAGCCGCGAAGAAAATTCAAACCGCGCGTCGAAAGCAGGTGAAAAAGCGAGTCTCGACCGCGGCGTCCAAAAGAAAACGGTCGCCCAAGTAGATATTATCACGTTTTTTTAATTTGGGTGGCAAAATTGTTGATTTTCAACAATAACACAGAAATTTTTGTTATGCTTCTATAGTTTAAAAGAATTTTGTATTACGATTAAACCCAAAAACCCCCCTAAATATCACTGCGTACCTAAATATCATAGTATATTTACGGATGAGGAATTTCCTCATTATATTTAAGGTTCTGTCGTTTAGGGGAACTTGCACAACACGACGCATATACACGCTCCGCGAGACGCTCCAGGGCGAAGTTCGCCGTTACGCATCCCCTCAGGCTCAAACTCGGTGAGTGCACGCAGGACACCATTTGACACATCATACTCGAGTTTCAGCTTCTATCTCGTCATAGTCGCTCCGCGGCGGCGTCGATCTTGTTGCGCCGGCTGCGCCGGGGCATATCACGTTTTTTGAATTCGCCCAAGTATAAAAATTAAGATACGTGATTCAAGTATCTTAATTTTTATTTATTTGAATTTTTTTATACAAATACTGCGTATGAGTATTTAGTTGGAAAAAGCGAGACCGCCCATTCCCGATTGGATCCTCAGGACGTTATAGTTGGTCGCGAACATGTGGAGGTTGGTCGCAGCGCTGGAGGCAACGGTGGTGATGGCGACCTGCGCGTTATCGATGCGCGAGAAGTTGCACGTGCCCGTGGGCTGGTGTTCTTCAGGCTTGAGCGCGAAACTATAACTATACACGCCGGGGTAGGGGCAGCCGGAGTGATGGTTGTACGGCTGGATCTGGTTAAAGTATTTCCCGCCCTGGGCCTTGAAGCGGTCCTGGCCGTTGAGCACGAGCTTGAACTCGGTCATCGCAGCATCAGACTCCTCGGTCCAGGCAACCGCGGACGCACCACCAGTGGTTACGACAGGGGCGCCGGTAGCCGCAGAGATGGGAAGGTTCTGCGCACCGATAGTGGTCGTGGTGTCCACGGTGCCCGCGGAGATCACGGGGTGAGTGGAACCCTTACCGAAGTGCCAGTGGCTCGCGGCATCCGAACCAGCGAGGCACCAGACGAGCTCCTTGATCGGGTGATTGTACGACAGACGGATCTGCTTGGTACCGCCGGCGGTGCCGTCGACGGTGTCGACACCGGTGTGCTGGGTCTGCTCGATGAGGTACTCGTGACCCTTCTGCGCAAAACGACGACGCTCCTCGGTGTCGAGGTAGATGTAGTTCGCCCACACCTTGAAGACACCCTTGTTGAGGTAGGTCTCCATGTCCGACGCGAGATCGAAATCAATGCGTACTTCGTGATACTGGAGCGCGATGAGCGGCAGGTAAAGCCCCGGGTTGCGGTTGAAGAAGAACATAAGGGGGAGGAAGACGGTCTTGCCATCCTCGGCGGTGGTGAGCTTAGCGTAAGTGTTCTTCTTGGCCTCATCAAGGTGAAGCTCAGTGTAGAGCCTCCACCACTTCTGGTACTGCTTGTCGACGCGCTGACCGCCGATGGAAAGCTCGACCGAAGAAATAGCACGCTCGGCGAC